TCTGCTGGCCGGCGGCGGCGATCTGCTCGGCGGCTTTGGCGGATTCCTGAAGTGCGGTCAAGGTTTCCTGGGTGCCGGTCGAGATATCGACGACGCCCTTGATGATCTCATCGGCGCTCGAGCCGGTGAACACCTGTTGATACTGGCAAGTGTCACATCGCATTAGGTATTTCCCCATCATCTTATCTTCTCCGCGTGTTAGGTATGCGCGGCCCACCGCGGGTGCTAGTGCCGGGGCGTTCCGTCAGAGTAGTGCTCCCGGTACCACTTCTGGATCTCCTCCCCGACGGGATAGAACTCTCCGTCGCAGCGGTCTCCAATTGACGGCGTATAGTAGATCGCCGTCGTTGCATCTGGGCCGACTGCCCAGATGTAGCCGCCGGTCCACGTCCGGTGGCCGGTTAGCCAACCACCCAAATCCTTCAATTGCTGAATCTGCATCGTCCTGTCCCCTTTCTTGCTTTAATTGTACCACAATTGGGGTACAATGTCAATACCTTTTGACACGAGTTTACGACCAATTGACAACCTCGTCACAGCAGCCTATCCACCGGGCTGCTCTTTTCGTGCGCGTCGCGTAGGTCGGCGTCCGTCTGTGCCAGATAGCGGCGGAGGACGGTCAGGTCGGCGTGCCCCATCAGCCGTTGCAGGGAGTACACATCAATCCCGGCTCGCAGCGAACACAGCGCAAACGCGCGGCGGAATGCGTGCAGCGGGGGGCATGGGACATCGGCACGCACGGCACGACGCCGGACAATCTGGCGCAGCCCGGCGTAGGTCAGCGGCGTGCCTTCGTCGGTGAGCCACAGTGCGCCCGGTGTGTCGCCGCGAACGCGCAGCCATCGACCTACGGCGCGGCGGGTCTTCGCGCCAATGAAGACCGCGCGGCGTTTGCTCCCCTTCCCTGCGTGCACCAATACATTCCCGGTCGTGGGATCCACGTCGGAGACAGCCAGCGCCACGAACTCGGACGCACGGCACCCAGTATCGAGCAGGCACAAAAGTATGGCGCGGTCACGGACGCCGCAGTAGGAGCCGTCGCACGTCTTGAGCATCGCGGCGACGTCGGGCAGCGGAACCGGCGGTAGGGGATTGCCGGGAACACGCGGCGCCCGAATGCGCGCGGTCGGATTGCCGGTCGCCAGTCCCTCAGCGTCGCACCAGCGGCACCAGGTCTTGACGACCCGGAATGCCTGATGGACACCGCCGGGGTTGTGGCTGCGCCGTAGGTGAACAAGGTACTCGCGGACTGCATCGGCCGTGACGTCGCGGTCCGCCAGCCAGGACGCGAACATGCGAAGCTGATCGCGGTAGATGCGCAGTGTGTTGGGGGACAGGTTACGCGCGGCGCAGTCGACCAGAAACGAGGCAATGCGCTGTGATAGCGGTGGTTCTATTGGGGCGGGTTGTTCGCGGGTCATACGACGCCTTGTGGTGCTACTCTGAGCGTGCTACGACCCGTTGTGCTGCCAAGCCCACGGTCGGAATCGAACCGACGACCTACCACTTACAAGGCGGTTGCTCTGCCGGCTGAGCTACGTGGGCAACAGGGCACAACGGGTCGTGTCTCCCAAGATGGTGTGCCACTACCAGCTGCGTAGAACATGCGGGCGGTTGCGGGCAGATTCCCGATAGCGGTTGGTCTACTTCCGGTCATGCTTGTAAAGCGCCAGGTGCGTCAATTCGTCAAGGTCCGCGTCGGACAATGCCCGCGCCACCTCGACCAGCCGCACGAGCGCCGGCGAGTCGCCGTTGCGATAGGCGCCCATTCCGGCGGCTTCGGCAACGACGCCGACGGGATACTCCAGTGCTGCGGCTATCCGGGCAAGGCTCTTGCGCCCGGCGCCGCGCTCCCCCGAGATGATGCGACTCAGTGTCGGACTTGGCAGACCACTGCGCCGTGTCAGGTCCGCTTGTGTCCAGTGTCGCCGCGCCAGTTCCTCAGCCAGCCATTCCCCGAAGTTGCTCATTGTCACCTATTGACGATAGCACGGGCATCATATTCCACTACCAATCGCATGCGTTTCCGTCCTTATCACGATCCAGACGATGCACGTCACCGGCGCCGAGCCGCTTGCATTCTTCAAAACACCGCTCGGCTTCAGCATCGTCACAGTTGTATGCATCTCGGCTACAGATGCACGCCGCATAGATGCTGGCCGTTGGATCAGCAGCAGGGCGGCGAGTCGGTGTTGGATCAAATGATGAGGACCTGACGACTGGCGTGCTGGTAGGTTGCGCTAGTTGTAGTTCCGGAGCCGGAACGATAGTCAACACGGACACATCACCTGGATAATCCAGATACCGGAGCGCGGCCCAGCCACCGCCAGTCTCCGTAACAACCTGCACCCAATCACGCAACTGATTGCAGCCAATGATAGACACAATGTCGCCACGTTGCAGGCGCCCAACCACATCGTAGTCAACACCCGGCCCCGCACGCAGATTCAGAGCATCGGCAGTGACGACAGCAGTTGGGATGCCATCTTGCTTGATTGTCATCGCTCCCCGTGTTGGGACATCGGTCTCAGTAGGGAGTGTGAGGGTAGGGTAGGGAGTTAAGACTGCTTCATAGACAGCTGTATTGGTAGGACGCGGTGTTTTGGTGGGAACGGGAGTTTGCGCCGGACGTGGTGTGTTGGTAGATGACATATCGACCTGCGACGCGGAACCGCCACATGCCAACACAAACACAGAGACCAACACAATCAAGATCGTTCGCATGGTATGCCCCTTTACCTGCGATGCGAGTTGTGGTATACTTAGAACACACGTTCTAATGGGAGGAGCGACGATGCAACGACCAGCAACCCGGACTCGACCGCCACAATGCCCGCAGACGCACGTAGATGGCACTAGGACGCGAGCACGGTGCCCAGAGGTAGCAAACCATCTGCATACACGTAGCATCATCCTGCGCGGCTCTTGGCGTATTCTGAAGCGCGGTCCGGACATCATCATCCTGTGTTTGGCTTCTGTTGCCTGTCCCGCTTTACGAGAACGATTGCTAACAGCTCTTCCCACTCATCATCGGGCAGTTCCCACGCAACTTCAATGAGCCGCTGGACAATCGGGCGATCTTCGATCCCCCTGGCCGGCGGCAATAGCCCAGCTGCGCGCATTACGACCTCTGGTGGATAGCCGAGCGCTTTACCTATCTTGCGGCACGACTCTTCACCACAACGCTGACGCCCGTTAATGATCCGGCTAATTGTCGGCGTCGGGATACCGGAAGCACGGGATAGATCAGCCTGAATCCATCCGCGCTTCTGCAACTCGATCTGTAACCAATCCCCCAACTGTTCGCCCATGTAGCAACATGTTACCTTAAAATCTGCTACGTGTGGGTAAGATTGTGCTACCTGGGTATTGACATTAGACCCCTTCTGTGGTACTATGTACATAGACGTAGCAATTCATTGAGAGAGAGGTAATATGGCTGATCCATCTGAGTTCAAAAAGCTCCGCTTATACGACATCGAGCAGTACATCGTCAAGACTGTGGCGCGGCTCCAGTTCGAGGGCAACGAGTCGCAAGCCATCCGGCACATGATCCGCACGTATGGCCAGGAGCGCTTGCTCGGCAAGCCTGACAGCGACAACGGACAGCCCATCCAGATCAACGCAGTACCCACACTCACATCATAACACAACCGCAACCACACAGCGCCGAGGGGTCGCCAATCGGCATGAAAAAGGACACCAAAATGAGCCGCAGACTATCAGGCGGCTACGTGTGGCACGAACAACTCGATAACGCGCAGGTAGCCCAGCACGACGCGGTCAAGCACATTGACGCGCTGCGCCGGCTCACCAGCAGCGGGTTCGTGACCGGCCACCTACTCGACATCGCGCTCGCCCTCGCGGCGATCCAGCAGGCACTCACTGAACTGCGGAATGTGGACGGGCGATGAACTTCCTCAAGCTCGACACGGGTCAGCAGATGGTGGCGCGGCTGATTGCCGAGCAACGCTACGCCGTGAACCGTGCACGCGGGATTGTCGACGCGCGGATCGGCGCCCAGTCGGCCGACCTCACCGACCTCAACGGGATCGGCGGCGAGCTGGCGTTTGCGGTGATCACCAACGTCATGCCGGACTTGACCATCAGCCCTCGGCGCGGTGGCGCGGATTGCGTGACCAGTCGCGGCTATACCGTGGATGTCAAGACCAGCGTTCACGACGACGCGCAGTTGATTGCGCATCGCGGCAAGAGCGCCGGAGACGCGCAGGTGTACGTGCTGGTGGTCGGCGAGTTCCCGATGTACCGCATTGTCGGCTGGGCGTGGGCGTCGGAGTTGTTGCAGCCGCAGAACATCGCGGATCTCGGCTACGGTCCGACCTATGCGCTACAGCAAGATAAGCTGCATCGGTTCAAGAGCCTCTGGGAGGGGAAATATGATCCCGCTGTATGACAGTGACAGCCGAACGTGTTTGTCGTGCGCGTATGGATTCTACCATCGCGCGCAGTCGGGCGCGCTGGAGTCGCCACCACAGCCGGCGTATTGCACCTGCCGGCATCCGCGGGTGTGCTGCGAGATGGTGTACGACCCCAACGAGCCGCCGGTCGCATTCGAGTGCCGGTACTGGGCGGTGCAGGACGGCGCGGACAGCGCGGGAATGGACGCGGAGGTCATGGATCTCGGCGTGTGGCTCGGTTGCTGGCGGCTCGACTGGGAGACTGGCGAGCTGATGACGGTATAGGGCGGAACGCCCGGAAAGGTACGACGATGACTGAGGAACGGGAGCAATACAACACGGCGCTGATGGTAGCGCAACAGGTCGACGGGATGACCCTGATGCAGTTGGGCGAGGTGCTCAGCAAGTCGGGGTACTTCCAGGACGCGAAGGGCGCGGCACAAGCCATCGTCAAGGTGCTCGCTGGTAGGGAGTTGGGCATCGGACCCATCGCATCCATGACGGGCATTCACATCATCCAGGGGCGCGTCAGTGTGGGCGCGAACGTCATGGCGGCGAAGGTCAAGGGCAGCGAGCGGTATGACTTCCGCACCCGCGAATTGACCAACGAGCAAGCGGTGATTGACTTCTTCGAGCGCGATAGCGACGGCAAGATGGCGCTGATTGGCACCAGCACATTCACCATTGCCGACGCGAAGGCGGCGAACACCAAGAACATGGGGGCCTTCCCGCGCAATATGCTGTTCGCCCGCGCAATGAGCAACGGGGTTAAGTGGTACTGCCCGGACCTCAGCGTCGCGCCGATGTACACGCCGGACGAACTGGGCGACACGGTGGACTACGAGACCGGCGAGATTGTGGACGTGCAGCCCGAACCCACCGCCGAACAGCCGACCGGCAACGGGCACGACAATGCCGACAAGCCGAGTGCGGATGTGCCGAACAACCCGAAGGCGGCGCTGGAATACGTCAACAGCCGCGTGCAGGTGCCATATGACAACCTGTTTCACATGCTTGGCGGCATCCGCAACGAGTTCGAGAATGACAGCATGAGCTGGCCTGGTGCAAAGGATCAGCATGGCTGGACGGTCGCCATCGACGCGGCGCTGAAACACGCCAATGCCAAGACGAACAAGTCGGCGGCTGAGCCAGAGGCGGTGACGGAATGAATGAGTTTGAGGGTTGGGATGCCCTTGATTGGCGTAACGAAGTCATGCGGCTTCGCGCCGAAATTGATCGGCGGCGTGAGGCAAATCGCTGGCGACCCATTAGCGAGCCGCCACCCGATAGCAGAGATGTGCTGGTAGTTGAGTGGGGCAGTATTCGCACCGGATGGATGGGTGACGATGGGGTATGGACGGTGGATTGCGTAACTGACGAAGTAACCCATTGGCGCCCGCTACCAGAGCTGCCGGGCGGTACGGCATGAGCGGTATCTGCTGGTGCAAACGGTCGGTTATCAGTGACGACCCGGCGGAAACGCTGTGTCGCTATCACGCACTGAAGCGGTGGTACCTGGAGCACCCGCCATTGACGGAAGCCGAGTTGATTGCGGCAGAGCGCGCCGAGTGGACAGTGTACCGCGAGCGTGAGAATGAGCGGTACGCCACGGAATTCGCAGCACGGTACAACTGATGACATCAGCACGGAAAGGAACTGAGATGACAGACAAAGAGCGCATCACCTTGATGCTGGACTCGCTGGCCGATATGCGTTTCCGGCGCGACCTGATCAATTCCGATAAGCAGGCTGCGATTGACGGGGTGTTGACGGTGGAAATCAAAGCCGCATTAGCCGGGATTGATGCGGAGTTCGGCGAGCAGATGGCAGCGGCGGACGTGAGTATCGGTGAGTTGGAGAATGCAGTCAAGAGCGCCGTTGTAGTGCACGGGGAGAGCATTCGCGGGCAACATCTGATGGCGGTGTGGAGCAAGCCCAGGGTGTCGTGGGACGCGAAGGCACTCGATGGCTTCGTAGCAGCGCACCCGGAAATGGAGCGGTTCCGCAAGGTGGGCGAGCCGAGCGTCAGCATTCGGGCAGCACAATGATGACCAACCTGCGCCGCTCGCGAGGCGTGCAGACGTACAGCGGCGGCGCGGCGATTGTTTCGGGGGGGAGTGGTGAAACGGGTATCTGATTGCCAGTGGAAAGGCAAAGGTCCAGGTTCGAACCCTGGCTCCCCCATTAGCGCCGCCCGACCTGTGGGCGCTACGAACCATTACGAGGTGCTGAGGTGCCAAGTGTGGGGTCGACAACAGAACAGGGGTATCACCGCCGCCGTGTCGGGCCGGCGGCAATTGAGGAGGATGTGATGCGAACGAGCGACAAGAAGTAC